ATGAGTGGCGGGCGCAAGCGCTTGGCTAATATAAAACCCGCGCTTACTAATGCAAGCGCGGGTTATACACTGTATAGCGTTAGGCTTCATTATAACCGTACCATAGGAACAACGCGAGCAACGCTAGCGCTACAATCCAATGATCTAGCACTATATCTGATAAGCGTATAGCTGTATCGGTCATGACTGCTACTTCCTTTCGCACAAGAATAAACGCCGCTAGCATTTGCGCTAGCGGCGTCTATACACTGTATAGCGTTAGGCTGTCTTACGCTTCGCACCACCGCGCAACGCGCGCTTGATGCTAGCTTCGGCCTTTGCATCTTCGGCCTTTGCCTTGACGCCTTCAGCCGCGAAAGCCTTACGCGCTGCAGCCTTGTCGCTATCGGACATCATTGCATCAAGTCGCGCCCACAGCAGATGCAGCGCTTCTGTTGCCTTCGGTCCTGCAGCGATGCCCTTGCCATCAGGCTTGATGATAGCTGCAACGCTAGTGTCAATGCGCGTCACAGCATTCGGCAATTCAGAAGGCGAGAAGCGTTCACCGCTACCGCCTTTCTTGTCGTTAGCCGCGCCGCTCTTCGCAGTAGACAAGCTTTCGCGGACATCGGCTGTGCTGGTCTTAGCTTCGATCTTAGCGCCGCTCACGTTACGCAATTGCGCGGCGTTAAAGCGCACAAGCTCAAACTCATCACCGCGCTTGACGTAGCAAGCGAACGTGTTTGAGTTTTGCACTTTGGCGATCGTCACAGCGAAGCCTTGCTTACGCAAAGCGCTAACGCCGCGATACGTATCAACCGCTCGCTGCAGCATAGTGTTGACCATGTTCAGCGATTTAGTTGATTGCTCAAACGCTGCCTTCTGTTGCTCTGTCTTTTCTTTGATACCGGCAAGACCAGCATGCGCGGTCATAAAGACATTGCCTTCAGGTGACGCCTTCCAGTAGTCGAGCAAGATAGACCTAACGCTGTCTTGCTTCTCAACAGCTAAGCTGCCGTTGAAATCAAGCTTTGCGCTAAGCGCTTCAAGCTCGCTGCCGTAAGAGTGCACAAGGTAGATCGGTCCTGTTTCAATCTCGCCTTTCATATTGGCAAGTCGCAGGACATCACCGCCGAAAGCGCTAGCGTTACGCTGTGCCGGTGCAATTACTGTTGTCTTGTTCATTGTCTTAGTTCCTTTGCTTGTGTTGTCGTTAGCTACGTTATTGCAGCTAACTAAGATAATTATAGCATACGCAATATCACATGCAAGCGCTTAAATCTGCACTAGCTAAACAGGCACAAGTGCAAGCGAGCTAGCGGCTATACACTGTATAACGCGCACTAGCTACGCACTAGCTGCCGTCGCCTTGCAGCTAGCTAGCACAAGCGCAACAGCGTAGCGCATAGTGGAGTGCTGCCGCCTTGCCAATTGACTAAACTTGCCGCGCTTCACATTCACGCTAGATGCTAGCTGCCTAGCTGCAAGCGCTGCCAACTATACAGTGTATAACGCGCGGCGCTGTTGCTAGTGCATGCGAGCTAGTGAGCTAGTCCCCGCCCGAAAGCAAAACGCCTAGTGTTAAGTTGGCCGCGCGGAGAGAGAAGAGCACCGTCACAAGCCGCGTAGACTTTGCAATTTGCGTGTGTGAGCTATAGTACTTGGGTTGCCTATATGTACTTAATAAGTATAAAAAAATGGTGTAGTGTAATAGCCTCATGTAGAGACTACTACAGCTACACCAAGTTATACGCAATACAACACAAGCATATATATACTACCACACCTACAAATCACATGCAAGTCATCAGCTTTAGTAGTTGTAGTTCTCTTGTAGTTAGTGCGAACAGGTGCAAGGCTCCGGCCCTTCGGGCCGGTTATACAGTGTATAATGCGTTGACAGGGCGAGCTAATCGTAGTATAGCCGATCTATAGGACTACTACACCTAGTGGAGGTAGAGCTATGCCTAATTGGGCAGGTCTGTGGGACAGGCAACACGGTCAACCATACGCACTGCTGAATGAACCTGATGCTGCCATGCGTGGTATTGCTCGCATCATGGCACCACAAGCGCAGAAGGCACGTGGTGAAGTCGGTGTGAAGTTGACGGGCAGTGCTATTGGTGCTGCAGCTTCAGCTTCAATCGGTCAAGTCAAAGCACAGCAAGCAGATGGCTTTAACATCGGTGGTGCTGTTCCTGTTGTCAACACGATTGTTGTCAGCCGTGCAACAGAGACAGCCGACGAGACTGCGCTCGATGCACAACTCCAACCAACGTTTGCACCTGCTACCTATCCGCCCGACAAGAGCGGCAACGGTGGCGGCGGCATGTTAGGTAAGCTTAGCGCCTAATCAGGAGTTGACAATGCCTGCAGTTGACATGACGCGCATCCCGGCGCAGACACAACAAGCTGTGGCTGCACAACAAGGCGCTACCAACGTAAGTGACATGGAGACAGTGCTTGCAACATTAGCACAAGACCCCGCTGCAATGTCACAAGCGTTAGCTGCATTGGGCATTCAAGTATCTCCTGAAGAGTTGCAGCAAGTCGCAGAGAATTGGGTCGATGCTGCTGCAGATAAAGCTAGCGGTGAAAGCACTAGTGATAGTGAGACAGCCGCCGACGCGGAAGCAGAAGGTGACACTGGCGGTAGTCCCCGAAGCTCACCTTCAGCACCTTCTGCTCCGCAAGCACCGCGCGGTCCTATGGACGCAAGCGGTAATGATGTTGAAGCTACTGGACCTGATGGTAGTGAAGACGAAGGTGGCGAAGGTGAGGGTGATACTACAGAACTGTCAGCACGTTCAAGACAACCTCAAGCTGCTGCTGCTCCACAAGCAGAAGCGCAAGACCCACGCGCTGCAGCTTTAGCTCGCGCAGTAGGAGGCGGTGGTATGCCCACACGTGGACCAGCTTCACCTATGGACGACATCGTAAGTGCTGCAATGATGCAGCAAATGGCTGGCAATCCTAACGCGCCAGTGCCTACAGGTCCGCAGATGCCACGCCCCGGTATGCCGCGTACACCGTCTGCTGCAGCTAGTGGCGATCCACGTATGCGTGGCTTGATTGCAAACATCTATCGCAGTGTCGCAGCGCAGAACTCCGCAGCAGATCGCGTAGGTGTGCCCACACGCCCGCGTGTTGCTGGTGGTGCTGCAGCACGACCGCGTAGAGCAACTACAAGGCGAAGCGAAAATGTCAGGTAATGGCGATAGCAAACCAACTCATCTTCCGCTAGCCAATGGTCTGATCATCGACACGACCACAGGTCAAGCTATGGTGCCAAGCACCGCTCCCGATGCTACAATACAACAACAGACAGCGCGACACGGCCAATCGGCAAAATCAGCTACTACTAATGGGCGGGATCGTAATAACCGCGATATTAGGCGTGGATTGGTTGATCTCCCTGCTGACGTTAAAGCAGTAACGACAGTAGGCGCTGTGTGGTTGTATCACATGCTCGGTATCTCTGACGCAGAGATATGTGAAGCTCTAGGCTTGCGTATGTCACAAGTTGATATGATCAAGGGCTTGCAGCTATTCACGCAGGTTGACAACATCATCAAAGAGAACCTTGCAACGCTTGATCACAATGATGTGCAGAAACGCATCAACAACATGTCAGGCAACGCTCTCGACAAGCTTGAAGACATACTTGAAGACGACGACGCTAAACCAGCTACCAAGTCACGCATCTTGATGAACATGCTTGACCGTGGTGGCTTCAGTGCTCGTCAGATCATGGAACACAGACACACGCTTGATGGCAGCTTGACTATTCGTCACATACGAGAAGTCGCGCAGCCTAAGAACATGCCGATGGTTGACATCACACCGGAGAGCGTCAATGGCGATAGTTCCTAACAAAGACGGTCAAGGCATCAAAGCTAACGGCTACGCAAGCGATGTAGACCCGAAGTACGCAACGCCTAACCGTAGTGGCAGCGGTGTGCCAACAGGTCCATCGCTGTATGCAGGTGAAATCATGCTCGACACTGCAACAGGTCTGACATACATGGCACTGTCCGGCCCCGGCACTACACAGTGGGTTAACACAGACGTAGGCTAATGGCTCGACCGCGCGTTGTACAGGTTGCAGATCGTCCTGAACTGCTACTTAAAGAGGGCAGTCTACAGGACAAGTTTCTGCGCTCGCGTGCCAAGGTGCAGATATACGGTGGTGGCTTCGGCAATGGTAAGACAACAGCAGCAGTCATCAAAGCATTACAACTATGTGAGATGTACCCCGGTTGCACAGGTCTAATCTCACGCTCGACGTATCCTAAACTCAATGACACCATTCGCAAAGAGTTCATCAAGTGGTGTCCCCCGAAGTGGATCGTCAGCTTCTCCACAGGACAAAACGGCGACAATATATGTCATCTCAAAAACGGATGCTCAATATATTTTAGGTACATTGCACAACAAGGAACAAAGACAGAGAGCAGTAGCAGCAATCTTCTCAGCGCCACATTCGATTGGGTCATTGTTGATCAGGTTGAAGACCCTGAAATCACGCATAAGGATTTTCTTGATTTGTTTGGTCGCCTCCGTGGTCGTGCACATTATAACGGTGACGATGCTAATTTTCCTGCTACTGGCCCACGTTGGATGATGCTCACATGCAATCCAACAGGCAATTGGGTATACACCAAACTAGTAAGACCACTCATCATCTACCAACGCACAGGCGTCATCACTGACGACTTAGTGTGCTTGCGTGATGTAGACCGCAAACCTGTACTTGACAAAGACGGCAAAGCACAACTGCTGATCGAAGTCATCGAAGGCAGCACATATGAGTTACGACACGTGCACGAAGCTGACGGTGGTGACTTCATTCAAACACTCGAAACCATGTACAGCGGTCAGCAGCGTGATCGTTTCTTACTCGGCAAGTGGGTCGCCTATGAGGGTCTTGTATATCCGCAATATGACGCGACGGTGCACCTACTGCAAGAAGGCAACATACAAGCACTGCTTGATGCGTTGTATGAAACACACTATCATCCCAATTGGCTCGAAGCGTATGACTACGGCCAAGCGCAGCCTAGCTGCTATGCACTAGCGTTCGTGACACCTGAGAAGCATGTCATCATAGTAGATGGCTTCTATCAGAAAGAGATGCCACTTGACGTACAAATCAACGCTATACGCCGTATACGCGAAGAATGGAACGTCGAGCTAGACGAGATGCACAAGATCGACGCTGATCCTAGCATCTTCGGTCGTCGTACTGTGATGAAACGTACAGTAGGTAAGACCATCGCTGACATGTTCAAAGAAGACGGTATCTACATGGCGCGTGGTAACAACGACATTGCCAACGGCGTGTTGAAAGTAGGTGGCTATCTCAATATCAGCGATAGACTACTACACCCACTTACACGCACCGCAGGCTCTCCGCGTCTGTTCATCAATGCCAAGCTTGATTGGTGGGCTGATGAATGCAGCGGATACTTCTGGCAGCAATCAACTTCAGGCGAGCGTATCGACAAGCCGACAGATCGCAATGATCACGCAATGGATATGACACGTTACTTGTTAAGTCGTATGCCTGATGTAGGCAAATTCATCCTCCCTGCAAAGGATCGTGTACCTAGCTACATGTTGTGGCAAGAGCGCGATCGTCGCGCAGAGAACCCGCGAGCGCACCGCTATGGCTGATGATTATGAAAATCCTCCTGCTGCAGCACCCGGTGGTGACTACAACACCTATGAAGGTGTCACGCAAGAGCCTACAGTAGAAGACCAACAGCCTATCTACCGCATGATAGGCGAAAGCAAGATACCTGTCAGCAAGCATCGTGGTCCGCTGTGGCGTGCACGTTACGATCAAGGTAAAGCTGCAATGTCCAAGCAGACAGACGCTTGGGATGAAGCATATAGGTACTACCGTCATGACCACACCCGCACTTCAAGCTCGCGTGACGAACAGCCTGACCCTGCCGCAGGTAAACCTCTGCAAGGAACGTTCGATAGCACTGAGAACTTGGTTTTTGCGAACGTGTCTGCTCTCGTACCCATGCTATTTACAAAAAATCCCGACGCTGAGTTCACATGTGAAGACGAAGCAGATAAACCCTACGCACGTGTTGTCGAGAAGCTTGTCAACGTCCTCGCCGCCAAAAAGACCGCTCCGGGTCTTAACCTTAAACGTAAAGTCAAACGCAACATCGTTAGCACGACGCTCACCAATGTCGGGTGGTTTGAGATAGGTTACGTGTTGCGTGAGCAATCAAGTGAAGCTGCGCTTGAAGAGATACAGACATTAAGCGCTCAACTTGAACAAGCTAAATCACAGAAGGACATCAAAGAAATCGAAGGCAAGCTGTTAGCGTTAGAGATGACAATTGACATGCTCACCCCATCGGGACCGTGGGTGAAGGTGCGGAGGCCGAACCAAGTCATCGTCGATCCAACGGCTACTGATCTTGACCTCAGTGGTGACTGCAATTGGGTCATGATTGAAGACTTGATGTACACTTCTCTCTTACGCGCTCGCTACGGACGCAAAAAGCCAAACAGCGACGAGTGGGAAAGTGTGTTTTACCCTTCACATGTCATTAAAGCAGGCGTCAGTCCTGACCAAGGTGAGCGTGGTCAGACTGACAACTTCCAACTATTCAGCTATTCAACCGCTGAGTACACGAAGTATGGCTACACAGATCAACGCAGCTTCCTTGCAGCGCAGATGACTAAAGTCTGCTACGTGTGGGATCGTGTTACTCGCCGTGTTGAGTTATACAATTGCAATGATTGGTGCTATCCGTTGTGGGTTTGGGATGATCCTTACAACGTTGACCAATTCTTTCCCATCGTACCGATGGAGTTTCACACCGATCCAATCACGATGTACGCCAAAGGTGAAGTCACTTACTACTTAGATCAACAAGATGACATCAACATCATCAACAATGAGTGGTCTAAGGTGCGTAAGTTCGCTGCTGGCAAGGTTGTGTATGACAAAAACTCATTCAAAGACACACAGCTTATCGAAAGCATCGTCGCTGGCACACTTGACACTAATGCTGTAGGCGTTGACTTGCCAGAAGGCAAGAAAGTTGGTGACGTTATTGGTCCACTGCTGCCACCAAGTGCAGATGCTATCAAGTTCTTCGACAAAAAGCCTGTGCTTGAGGCAATTGATCGTATGTCAGGCGTAGCTAGCGTACAGCGTGGTGTAGAATACAAGACAAACACCACAAACCGCGCTATCGAGAGCTACGAAAGCCAAATCCAGACACGTGCTGACGAAAAGATGGACGCGATTGAAGACAGCGTAGGCACTGTGCTGTGGATTGTCGCGCAAATGTGCATACAATTCATGAAACAAGACGAAGTTAGCACGCTACTCGGTGAAAAGTACGCGAAAGACTGGAAGAACATGAGTTCTGACGAAATTCGCACGACATTCACACCGCGCGTCATCGGCGGTAGCAGTTTGAAGCCTACATCACGCGCGAAAAAGGAACAAGCGCTGCAAATCACGCAAATTATCGGCCAATTCACACGCGCTACACCGATAGCCATAGTAGTCGCGTTGAAAGTACTTGCACAAGCGTTCGATAACGTAGTTGTGTCACAGGAAGATTGGGAGTTGATCTACAAAGGCATCATGAAGGAGACTGCTGGCCCCGGTCCTGACGAACAGGCAGCTACAGAAGCAGAACAAGGTCAACAACAGCACGCATCTACTATGGCTGACGCTCAAGCGCAACGCGCACATGAGCGCGAGATGGCACAAGCGCAACCTGCTGCTCCCGGCGCACAAGCTGGCGGTGCACAAGGGGCACAACCTCAACGGGGTGCCGGTGGGCCACAAGTTGACGATATTGCTACAATTGTGCAAGAAGTAGGAAGGCTTATCGACGGCTTGCCGCCTGAGATGAAGCAATTTCTCGGTGTACAACTTGCGCGTGGTCGTAGTGTTGCTGACATCGCAACACAAATCATACAACAGATGCAGCAAGGTGCTGCAGCATAACGGAGGCTACAATGCCGGGAGAAGACAAAGACCTCATGACGCAAGTTGGTGAAAGCTTCGGTATACAAGATGTACCGCAGCAACCTGAGCCTGATACATCAGGTGATGATGGTGATGTAGGTGAGCAACAGCTACCTGCACAACAGACTGAACAACCTTCGGCACAGCCTGAGACTGCAGACAATGAAGTGCAACCTGCAAGTCGGCAGGAACCGCGCGAGTTGAAAGACGGCAAAGATCAACTCTTTACCGACAAACCGCGCAAAGGTCCGAAGGGCGAACTACTCGACAAAGATGGTCGCGTTATTGCGTCTACACGACGCGAGAAGCAACTAGCTTACAATCTAAACCGCGCACAGTACGCAGCCAATCAAGCTGTGCGTGAGAACCGTGCACTGCGTGGACAGCTTCAACACTTCTCGCAGATGCAAGCACAGATACAGGCTGCTAACCTATCACCGCAAATGGTACGAGAGGCTATTGAACTACGAGCAATGGCCGAACAAAATCCTGTGCTTGCAGTACGCGACATTGTTGCGCGTGTACTGGCACAAGGCGTGACGATGGAGCAGATATTCGGCAATGATGCTATACCTGCCATCAACGCGCGTGTTATCACTAACGAGCTTGATCGCCGCTTAGGTCCGATTGAAAGACAACACCGCACTGTGCAGCAAGCAGAGCAAATTCATCAGCGCGCACAGGAGCAGTTAGAAGACTTTGTAGCTGACCATCCACACGCTGATACACACGGTGTGGAGATTAGCAACTTAGTTAATCAGCACGGCTTGACGCCGGAACGAGCGTACTTTGAACTACGCAGTTGGGTTGAACGAAGAGGCTTTGATTTCGGTTCGCCGCTCCGTCCGCAGATTGAAGCTGCTATGCAGCAGCAGCAACGCGGCAGAGGCCAACAGCCACGCGGTAGACAACCGTCAACACCGGGCGCGATGCGCGGTGTACAGCCTAGCGGACAAGTCCCCACTCAGAACGTCAACGGTGGACGCGGTGACTTCCGTGCTAGTGAACCTTGGAAGGACATTGCAGCTACCGTTTTCAGAGAGCTTAACTCTAGATAACGGGACAATCAGCAATGCCTGTACTCCAAAACGTACTTGCTACTACAATCGAGCGCTCACGTAAGAAGCTCATTGTAGCTGCAATGCAGAGCAACGCGCTCATGGCATGGTGCTTTGCACGTGACCGCATTGAGAACGAAGCAAGCGGTTACAACATCACAAATCCGTTGCTGACGGGCCGCAACCCGACAGTGACAAGCTACAGCTACTACGATGCGCTGCCTGTGCAGCAAACTCAAGAGTTCATCAAGCTTGAGTATCGTTGGTCGCGCGTAGCTGGCACCGTCATCATCTCCAATCAGGAGGAAGACGAAAACAAGGGTGAGCAAGCTGCAGTGAAGTTGCTGCAAGGCAAGCTTGAAGCACTTGAACTCTCCATCAAAGAGAAGTTCAGCGTCTACCTCTATGGTTTGGGTGGTGGCAACGATCCGAATGGTCTTGCTCTACTTGTGCCTGACGATCCTACCACTGGCTCGCTTGCTGGTGTTGATCGTGCATTGGAAGTGCAGTGGCGCTCGTCATCGTATGACTTCGCCGGTACGTTGAACTCAACGAACATCGAAGAGGCTTACGATGATGTGCTGCTCGATCTGAAGCAGGGCACCGAACGTCCGAAGGTGATCATCGCTGGTCGCAACCACTACCGCCTGTATCGTGCGGCAGTGCGTAGCAAGCTCACCATTCCGCTCACCAACACAAGTGCTGGCAAGCGTATGATGGACTTGGGCTTCGACGGCGTATCGCACAACGGCGTGCCGATCATCTACGATGAAAGCTGCCCCGTTGATCGTGCATTCTTCCTCAACGACACGTATCTGCGCTTGCACATTCTTGGTGACAACAACATGAAGAATGTTGACCTGACTGCACCGTGGACTATCGACGGCTATGGTCAGCGCGTCATCACGCAGTGTCAGTTCTGCACGTGGAAGCAGTATCGCACACACGCAGTAGTTAACGACTAGCCCTATATAGGAGCGTACAATGTCTGAAGCAGAACGCAACGTAGTGAGTTTCATGAACAAGCCGATGCAAGCTCTCTCGATGGACGAGCAACGCCGACCTGTTCCTGCTTACACAATTGAACCGATGAAGCGCAAGACTGTCGTCAATCGCACAGTCAAAGATGAAATCGGTTTCCGTGTAGTGCCAACTGACATCGAAGTTGACGGCTACATGGTTCGCACGTTGCGTGGTGATAGTGTGTTCGTAACACATGAAGACCTTGTACGCATGAAGCTGGACAAGAACCTAGTCCCGCTGCTGCTTGAAGGTGGCGATGATACGCCCGTTGGTATGCAGCAAGTTAGTGCTGCTGCAGCACTTAGCACGAAACAGAAAGCAGCGCTCGATGCAGTGACGAAGTTGCTCGAAACTGATCCGACACTTGTCGAGCGGTTGCTTGCTGAAAAGACACCTGAAGATAACGCAACTGAGCAAGAGGAATAAACACAATGACTGTACAAGTCGCACTTCCCGGTATGCGGCGTGTCAATCATCGCGTAGAAGGTTTGATGTACGCGGCTGACGTTGGTCCTGACGGCATTACTACTGCCGACATTCCTGCGCTTCCTGCTGCATCAGCTACAGCGATCTTGAACGCGCAATCAATTGCTACTGCTGGCAGCGCTGCGCCAGTAGCTTCGTTCAATCCTGCAACGACGATGGGCAGGTATGGTCGTAACTTGACTGTGGTTGCATCGGGTGCAGCTACATCTAACGTCACAGTCTATGGTTATGACTATCTCGGTCAGGCGTTGAAGGAAAGCTTCACACTCAATGGTGCTACACCTGTCGTAGGCAAAAAGATTTTCTACGACATCGCAAGCATCGCGTTTGGTGTGACTGCTGGTACTACAATCAACGTTGGTACTGGTGTGAAGCTCGGCTTGCCGTACAAAGCACTAGGCACAGTGTTGCTTAGCGAGTTGACAAGCGAGCTTACTCCCGGTGCTGGCGCGATTGTTCCCGGCGCACCGACACAAACGTTGACAAGTGAAGACCCACGCGGCAACTACCAACCGGCCAGCGCACCTGACGGCACTCGCACGTACAGGTTCACTTACATTGCTGACCGCAATCAACTGCATGGTGCCGCGCACGTAGTTGCGTAGTATACACTGTATAGCCTGTATGGCGGTGGCTGCGAAAGCATAAGTCCACCGCTATACTTTTATTGGGGGTGTATGGTGATTACATTCGGTGACATCGTTACTAAGACGTTGCAGCGTCTTGCACTGGTCGAAGGTCTTGACGCGCAGATATATGCTGAGCCGCGCATACAGCTTGCAGTTCAGCACAAGTTCGACCTCCTATTCCGCGAGTACTGGCATCCTGAATACACGACTATTCAGGAAGAACACACACTCGACGGCGTGACAGGTACGATCACTGACGACTTGTCAGCTAAGATCAAAGACTGGCGCGACATACACAGCATCTTTCATGAGTGGTCACACAAGCCTGTGCCGCTTGCACCTAAGAGCGTGCGCGATATTGACATCTCATATCCTAGCATCAGGCCATATGCGACCAATACAGCTAAGTGGTTCAAGATACTACCAGTGACTACAACTGGTAAAGTGTACGTAACATTCCGCACGAAGCCTGATGACTTTGAGAAAGACGACGACAAGATATACATGGACACGCAGCTATTGCTGCTAGGCACGTGTTGGGACGTACTTGAAGACGATGGCACCAATCCCGGTGCGAGTGACAAATTTCGCATTCTGTTTCAAGATGCATTAGCGCAGTTCAACAGACAACAATTCCACATACCGATCGACCTTGTTATGTCATCGCGCTCGACAGTTAATAGGTGGACGTAATGGTGCAGATGCTTACTAAGCTGAAGCCGTTAGGTAGGCCGAAGCAACCACGACCGACAGCGAAGCTGCACAATACAACTGTGCGCGACTTCGGTGGCGGCTTGAACGTCGTTGATAGCGAGCAAAATCTAACGAGCAAGTACGCACCTGTATTTGACAACATGGTGACGTACACAGATCGTCGCGTAGGTCCACGTATGGGCTACGAGATGTGGTTGAAACTTAAACAGGGAGTGGTGAGTAGCGGTGTCGCTAACCTGACGATTACTGCTACAAACCAATCCCGAAAGCTGGTGATCAATTGGAACGCTCATCCGTTCACTGCAGGCGCTACTCTTCAGCATGTAACATTCACAGGGTTTTCAGATACCCCCGGTGGTATATCAGGTATAACCGCCGACATGATGAACCGAACTCATGGTGTCATCTATATCAATGCAAATCAGTTCGCAATTGTGGTGAAAGGGGAAGCTACAGCTACAGGTACAAGTGGGTTACTGACTGTAGGGTTCGTGCGCGATACTCACATGCTTGGCGGTGAGCCTGTAGAGTGTAGGTATTTTAGCAACTACGTCATCCTGTGGTCGTCTATAGGTGAGATTATTGCAATCGACCGCAACAAGATTGCATCGCGCTTGTGGAGTAGCGCTATAGCAGCAGCACTCGTCAACTCGCCTATCGGCTGGTCACAGACTGATATGGTAGCGCAGGACATCTTCGGCAAGGAGCTATGTTGTAGCAACGGTTACGACAAGCCACTGTCAATTGACTTCACTCGTACAACTGGCGGCATCGTGCAGTATGTTGTCGATCCCGGCAACAGCTTCAGCAACGACAAGGTGCCAGCATTTGATGCATGCAAGTCAGCCTTTAGGTTCTTCACTATACACGACACACAGCCAACAACTATACCTACACATGTGACTGAAATACGTGTCGCTGCTAAAGACACACTAATGGTGTTCAGCGATGCACCTAGTGCTCAAGACGCAGTTGATATAGATATGTCAAAGATCACTGCATCTCCTGAGCAGACTATTCGTGGCTTCGCAATCATCAAGGATGCGCTGTTGATCATCTCGCCTACTGCTACATCAATGATGAAGCTAGGCATATACACGGACACAGGCAACCATGAACCACAACCCATCGACACACTTAATGGCTTCGGTAGCAATGCTCCCCGTAGTATCGTGGAGATTGGTAGTGATGTATTCATGGTTGACTTCAACGGTGTGCCTAGCGCAAAGCTATCAGGCGTTAGCAACGCTGTTGTCCCTGAACGAGTTAGCAACTACATCGAAACAATGATGAGCAAGCACATTGGTCGTCTGCGTAAAGACACCATGCGCTTGAACACGTTTGGGTTCTATGACGGCAAGAACAAATTTATACACTACTACATTCCGAAGTTCGACACGCAAGATGATCGCTGGCTTATCACTGATCCGTTCTACTTCGACAGTGAAATGGGCACTGATGCTCTACTCAAGAACACACTCATTGTACGTCACGACAGCCACCAACTCGAAGAAGGCGACTATGTAGTTGTATCTGGCGCGACTAGCTTTAGTACCATTGATGCTACAAATATCAACGGAACACGTAAAGTAGTGGGAGTGATCAATGAGAACTACGTCATCATCGGTATTGGTCAAGATGTACCTGCGGGCGTCGATGCTAGCGGCGGTGGTAGCAACGTGCATCTGCACGGTGTTAACACGAATATGATCGGTTATGTTTATCACTATGTACCTGTGTTGAAGTTGTTTGCTTGGAGCAGGTTTAAGACGCCAGATGGTATGACGTTCAAGTGTGGCTGCGGCACTATTGAAGGTCGCTCTTTCTTATTCACGCCTGACGGCTACATGATGCGCTACGGCAGCATGGATGCGCCTGTCTACGGCGATTGGCTGAATATGTATGACTTCCTCTCATGGACAAGTGGTCAAACATATCACGCTAACGAGCGCGTGTACGATAGTGTTGATGGGCTTGTGTACAAGTGTTTGAGTGATGTAACAACGACAGCAGGTAGCTTCGCTGCAGCGCGTCTGCTCGAACCGGATAGTTGGGAAGAGTACAAAGGTGACAACGTTAGCTTTCAGTGGGAGCTACCGTGGGCTGACTTCGGCAATAGACAGTTGACGAAGGCGCTGCGCTTTGTGCACGTTGATGCCAACGGTTTAGGTGAGTTCAACCTAGACATCTTCTCTGACAACATCTACAAAGATGCAAGCAATGGCAAGTTGATGCCAGCACGCACGCTTAGCTTCGTGCCTAATGAAGCTGGCGCGTATGGTGCAGGTCAGCAACTATACGGTGGTGGTCATCGCACACGTGAACAACGTTTGTGGCAGATGCCTACTAAGTTCAAGTTGATGAAAGCTCGCGTCTACGGATCAACGAATAAATCACTCTCAATTAGCGGACTTAGCTTCATGTATCAACGCGGCAGCATGGTGAGAGGCTAGATGTTCGCACTTGACAAACACGTGGAAGTATGCTATCTATACTTCATACAACAACAGATGGTGTGGCTGCATCGCCTCTTGCATGTAGGAGGCGATTAGATGGTTGCTAATATACGTGGCTATACTCCTACCTTCAATTTCAAACTGATCAACTTCGACACGCCACGTTGGCATACACTTGAGTATGCTAACTGGAATATGGTCGATACACTATTCGCGCAGATAGGCTTATCATCTATACGCGGTGAGTGGTTGAACTCTACAGCGTATAACGTTGGTGAGCGTGTCTTTGATGTTGAGACTAATGAAGTATATAAGTGCAACGTCGCACATACAAGCGCTGCAACTGGCACATTCGCACAAGACCGCGCAGCGCGTCCTACGTTTTGGGAAGCGCAGACTTCTGGCGTTCCTGTGTATCGTGGTGCATGGGCTAGTGGTGTCTTCTATGCGAAAGGTGACATTGTAAAGCTCAACAACTACGTCTATTACTTGTGCATCATTACGCACACATCAGGCGCTCCATTCGAGCCAACCTTTTGGACGTTAGTTTTCGACGCTACCGCTACTGTTGCAGATGCACAATCTGCTGCTGATGCCGCGCAAGTCAGTGCTGCCGAAGCTGACACATCTGCTGATGAAGCTGCTGCAAGTGCGGCTGCTGCACAAGTAGCTGAAGTCAAGTGGCTAGGTCCGTGGTCAAGCGCGACCGCTTACACGCCTAACGATGCTGTAGGCCACAACAATTCGTCGTACATCTCCAAGACAAACAACACCAACAAGCCTCCATCAACCAATCCTGCTGATTGGGACGTACTCGCTATGAAAGGTAGCGATGGCGCTCCCGGTGCGGGCGGCGGCGATATGTTGTCTACTAACAACTTGTCTGAATTGACAGACAAGCCGCTTGCGCTAGACACTATCAATGGCCTGTCTAAAGCTGGCGGTACGATGACAGGCGACTTGACGATTTCTAAAACAAACCCTGCAATCGTACTCAATAAAGGTGCATCGGGTGGAGCTGCATCATTCTTCTCAAAGAATGGTGGTGTAAATCGTTGGCAGTTGACATTCGGTGATGGCATCGCTGAAGCTGGCGGCAATTCAGGATCGAACATTTCATTGTTTGGCTTCGATGATGCTGGTGCGTTTATCGGCACAGCGCTCGCAATCAACCGCGCGACATGTTTAATATCTCTACAAGGTGATCCTATTGCAGCGCTCGGTGCTGTTACTAAACAATATGTAGATACTAGGATTGTAGCTGCTGCTACCGCTGCGGAGTATATGTCTAACTCGCAGCCTAACAAGATGCTCACGCCGGGAGCAGTGTGGACTGCTGCAACACCGCAGAACGTCGCTGTTGCTGGTTCATTCACGCTCGACTTCAACGCCGCTGCTAACTTCTGGCTGATCATCAATAGTGCGACTGGCACAATGAACAATCCAACGAACATGAAGCCGGGGCAGAAAGGCACAATTACTATTCAGCAAGACGGCACAGGTGGTCGCAACATCACGACATGGGGCAATGCTTGGAAGTTCCCCGGTGGTATCAAGCCGACGCTATCAACAAATGTGTCAGCCCTAGATGTAATATCGTATGATGTGCTGTTCAACGGTTGGATCAACGCAGTATTCAACGCGGACTTTAAGTGATGCTTGCAGGTAACACGCCATCGCTGTTCTCAAGGAAGGCTGGCATCTTGCCAAAGATGCTGAACGATCAGTATTGCAAGCTGCTGTTGCATTTCGATTATCTAACTGGCGGCGGTACGAACTTCATTGACAGCGCAATGGGGAATGCCGCTGCACACCAATTCACCGCACACGGTGCTGCTGCACAGAATGCAGGTGACAGCAAGTTCGGCGGTGCAGCGTGTGCATTCGGCGGTGTCAATGCTGATTACATTGACACGACTAACACAGCCGATCTCATACCGGGTGCAGCAGATTTCTGCATCGACTGGTGGATGAAGAAGACAAACAGCTTAGATACACAAGGCGGTGTCTTTGGTAACGCCAACAGTGCGCTGACTGATTACTCGTATTGGTGTGATGTCAGCGGGAGGTCGCTTCGCTTTGTTATGATGTTCACTGATGCAACCAACCAAAACGTTGCAACGCCAGCTATTGTCAACGACGCTGCTTGGCATCATTACGCAGTCGAGCGCGTTGGCAACACAATAACGATCTATCAAGATGGTGTCATAAAAGCACAGCAAGCAATCACGAAGACGATCAAAAGTGTCAGCTACAAGTTTGCTCTCGGTGTGTATGGTGAATGGATCAATGCGGGCGTCAATTGGGGCGGCTGGATTGAGGAATTTCGTGTAACTATAGGCAGTGGTAGGTTCTTTGGTGCATTCAGTGTGCCTACTGCTCCGTATGATGTAGCGCCGACGAATGGACTTGATGCTTACACTACATTACTCTTGCACTTCGACGGCGCAAATGGTGCACAGAGTGGACCGGGATATGCTGACTTCTCATATGTAGCACCTAAAGGCAACCTCACTAACGCAGGTGCATCACAACTTGTAACAGCGCTTGCAAAGTTTGGTCCTACATCATGGCAGAACGCGAACAATGGCTACGGCACGCTAGCTAATCATGCCGACTGGAACTTCGGTGCAAATGACTTCACGATTGATTGGTGGGAGTATCGTACTGCAGCAGGTGCAGTCATTGCACGTGATCTAGCTACAACCTATACACCGTTCCTTGTTCTCAATGCCGGTGTTGGCAACACATTCTATGCAACATCGAATGGCACTTCGTGGGATATTGCTAGCGGCGTTGCGATGAATAACAACCCCGGTAGTCAGTGGTTCCATCAAGCAGTTGTTCGCAGAGCTAATCGGTTCTTCTTATTCCTGAATGGTACGATCTACAACACGTTCTTGTCGTCACTACCAATTATCACCAATGCCAACGCGCTTTGCTTAGGTGCTTACGCGAATGCTAATAACATGGGTGGTTACACTGATGAAATGCGTATCAGTAAGGTTGCACGATGGACTAACAACTTCACTCCACCTAGCGCAGCATATGCGATCAACCCGCCATGAAACACATTGTATTGCTCAGCTTGATAATGCTTACACAGTTAGACGGCAGTCCTGTGTGGGTCGAGAGTACTGCTGTGCAGATTGTCAAGACACGTGGCAATGAGTGTGGGCCGGGAGTTGGTTCTGTTATCCTAGTAGGTGCACGTGCACTGTGTGTGAAAGAGAAAGAAGAGCAGGTGCGGAGCAAGATAAATGAAGGTAAGCGGTAAAGTTAGCTGGTTCGGTGGTCCGCTTGATGAAGGCGTTGCGCCTGACGAAGGGCTTGCGTTCATCTACGACATTAGCGATGCACCTTACTTGTTCCTTGACGAGCAACCTGATGGCACTACAGGTCTAGCACGTAGGCTCAATCCTAACATACCATATGTCGCGTGTCGTTGGGACTACGATGTGACACCGCGTGAGATGCTGCTAGCTAATGTAGCTACCGTGTATGCACCTAAGACAGGACGGGCATTCTTTGCTGCACCTGCCGATTGGGGGCCACACGAAGATACTGATAGAATAGCCGATGTCAGTAGTGGTCTGCTTCAAGCACTCGGCATCGAAACAGACGATGAAGTTGAAGTCATCTTTCCTGTCGTGTATGAAAGG